GAGTCTAATGCTAAGAAGATTATCGGGTTTATGAACGACGTTGACGTTATCGTCATTGATTCGTTCCATGCTGTCGATAAGAGCAATATGGAAGAGAAGGAGTTCATTGAGACTCTTATTAACCGTGCTAAGGAGACAGAGTGTGTTGTTCTTATTATCTGTCATCTTACTAAGGGTGGTGTTATTAAGGGTACAAACCTGTTGACGTACGCTGTTGATGTCAATGTTTTTGTTGAACTCTCAGAGGAAGAGCCTGGTCATCGTCGGATTTACTTCGCTAAGAATCGCTTCGGTCCTGGTATTGACTATACCTGTGCGTTTACTAGTCGTGGTTATGACTTTACTCCGGTTAAGATAACCGAGGGTGCTGGTAAGACTACTAAGTCTGATAAGAAGGAAGAAGCTCGTAAGCAAATTCTTAGTATGAACGGTAAGTTCTCAGTCTCTGACGTTTGTACAGCTCTTAAGGTTGATGCCTCCAGGGCTGGATGGCTTCTTCGGGAGCTTACGACTGAGGGCAAGCTTACTAAGAATGATCTCCGTGGCAATAAGTGCCGGTGGAGGGTAAATAAAGTCGAAGCAATCATAACCAAACACTAATATGGCAGGCAAAGGATCAAAATCACGCGTAAGCGACACAAAAAAATACAAGGAAAACTTTCCTAAGGCATCAGGCAAGGTTGAAGGCTTTGTAAAGATCAAGGGAAAGCTTGTAAAGAAATACTAATGACACCAGAAAAATTCCAAGCACGCAATCATGCTTTACGGTGTGATTTTGCTGACCTTGAGACCTATAAAAAGTCTTTTAGTCGTAAGTTTTGGAACTTTATGGACGATAAGTTTAGTATTCGTAGTGTATGGGATGTACTTCCATTCCGTTGGAAGCTACGATACTACGATAAGATTCGTCCAATCTTTGCTCCAGAAAATAATCGTATTCGTAAGGCAATTCCACGTACCTGGACAGACACATCTCACCTTATTGAGATTATAAATTTTGAGTTTATTAAGAGTTTTTATGAAACAGAATACCTTCATGGTCACACTGATTGGGAGGGTACAGGTGAGCACGCTGTAGCGTTCGCTAAATGGCTTGAATCTGCTTACAATTATATTACTATTGAACGACCACAGCTAGAAAAAGATATGGATAATGCCTATCCACCTCATCAACCACTCAAGGAAATGTTTGTACCGTGTGAGACAGATGATAAGGGTAAGGTTAAGATGTTTAAGATGACACCACGAGAAGAGTCATACGAAGAACTCTATGGAGAGGTTAATCGTCTTGAGCAACTTATTCAAGATAAAGATAGTGATATTCTAACACAACTTGTTAAATATCGTTACTTCTTTTGGTCATAAAATTTAATGGGTAGATACCGAAGCTGGACAAACGGGGAAGACTGTAAATCTTCTGGCTATTGCCTTCAGTGGTTCGAATCCACTTCTGCCCAGACTAAATAATATATGCTATGACTCTTATGGATCACAATCCACCACATAATACAGCACCTATAATAGATCGCAATACCATTAAATGGAGTGGGTATTTTTCAACGTCAGAGCAGGCAGATGAGCATTTAAAAGAACAGACTAAGCATCATGCAGAAAACGAAAATAAATTGGTCGTAAGTGCTAAGAAAGAGTTTGTAAACAGACATTTTAAAGGATATTTTCTTTATCGCTTTGTTGTAATATTAACAAATAAATGAACTTTAAAAAGATATTTGAATCATTATTAACCGAACACATGCACTCTAAACAGAAGGCAGGCTATGTGGCTCATCCTGTTGATGGTCATCGCTGTGATGTATGTACGATGTGGAGACCTCCAAATAAGTGTTCTGCCGTATTCGGTGTTATTAAACCTGATGGTTGGTGTAAGTGGTGGAAGAGAACACATAGAAAGGATAGAAAATAATGAAGGTATACCTCGACATGGATGGGTTACTTGCTAACCTTTTTGATACAGTTTCCATGGGAATGATTGGTAAGCATTATAAAGCACTAACGGAACCTGAAAAAGAACATACACGTCAAATTTGGACAGATAGAGAAGGTAAAGCTAAAGAGTTCTTTCAAAAACAGGGTGGAGTTAAGAAGTTTTTTGCCGATCTTCCTACTTTTGGCCCTCTAACTGACGCTATTATTAACACAGTTGTGAAAGAGGTAGGAGGTTATAGTATTTGCTCCTGTCCTGCTGGTATTGATGAACAGGCTTCAGAAGCTGGAAAGAGAATTTGGATTCATAAGCACCTTAACCCACTTCCTGATGAAATGTCCTTTGTTAGAGATAAAACTATTAACGCAATTAATAAAGAAACAGGTAAGCCCAATGTTCTTATTGATGATTTTCCAAAATATATTAAAGAATGGAAAGCAGCTGGTGGTATTCCAATAGAAATGCGTACAGATAGCTTGAATAGTCCAGAAGAAGTAAGAGCATTTCTCACTAAGAAACTTAATGCAGCTAAAGAACAAATTGATGGTGTACAACCTGAACCTAAAATACCAACGTTTGAGCAATACGTAAGAAAAGTGTTGCATTCTCTCTAAATGCATCCATAATTATTTGTATGGGTATGTTTGATATAATTTTTATAAAGAAAGCACTTCCTCTTAATAAAGAGCTTAAAGCTCTAAAAGATATTAAGTGGGAAGAATGTGACTTTCAGACTAAAGATCTTGAAAATTCTCTCTCTATCTACGAAGTTACTAAGACCGGTAAACTTCGCTACCAAAAAGTAGAGAGGGAGTGGGTAGATGATGAAGGGGCTTTTTTTAAGGGGTATATGAAAGAGGTATCTTCTAAGTGGGTTGATACCAAGCATACAGGTACAGTAAGATTTTATCATAATTTTTCTACTAATAAATCAAACGTTAATATTTTTTCAGATGTAATTGAAGATGATACCGATCTTGATGGATATGATTGGTGGGTGGAGTTTGAAGCTGAATTCGTAAAAGGTAAGCTTACTGAAATTACTCTTACTGAAGCAAAGAAAGAACCTGCTAAGATTCGTATTATTCAAAATATTGAATGGGCTAAGGATCTTAAGAAAAAGGAATCAACTCTTCATCGTCGTATTATAAAATTTTTACGTAAGTCAAAGATTTACCGCAAATTGATTAGTAGTTTATTAAAGCTTAATTCAATTATCTCTAGTAAGATTAGTTGGGTTCTTTATAGACTCTAATTGTTCTTTGATAAATAATTTTGGGGGCGTACTGGTTTCGACTTATACTCGAAGTTTGTATGGCACGTAGTGGTTAATCAGTTGGCCACTTTAAAAAGCTGATTAAAAACATAAATGCAGAAGATAACTCTGACGCTATCCTTGCGGAAGCATTGTATTGTCTCGAGAACGCTGACGAAATCCTCGCCAGCTTTGAAGAGCCAGCACTCCTAGCTGCCTAAGGAACCAAAAGATAATCCTATTAAAGCTTTTGGAAATAAAAATAGGTTTAGAAGGTCTTGTGATTCTTAGAAAATTGAGTGCAAGCGGTGGTATGTGGTCGTTAATCACACATACAGGTAGGACTCTAAACATGGATAGGTCGCTAGTGCCTGGTTACCTTTAGTCAACCAAAGTACGAAAGCTAGCTAAGCGTGTAGAAGTATAAATAGAAAAGTATAAACACAGGGGTTCGACTCCCCTCGCCTCCACCATTTTATTTTACGGGGAATTAGCTCAGTTGGTAGTAGCGATAGCTTTGCAAGCTATAGGTCAGCGGTTCGATCCCGCTATTCTCCACAATTTTTATTAAATATATACATGGCTTCTACACGTTTAAGCGCAGCTCGCGATATAGCACATGGTAAATTTCCAGCAACAGGAGTGAAACGATCTCCTAAATGGGCTGCTGTACGCAAGGAACATCTTAAGAATAATCCAAAATGTGCAATTTGTGAAGGTACAGAAAAACTTAATGTACATCATATTAAACCATTTCATTTACATCCGGAATTAGAACTCGATCCAAGTAACTTTATTACTCTTTGTGAAAGTGCAAGTTATGGTATTATCTGTCATATTCTTGTTGGTCATTTAGGTGATTATAAAAACATAAATCCAAATTCTGTAGAAGATGCTAAAATTTGGAACGCTAAATTAAAAGAAGATCATTTTCAGAAATAGCTTGCAGGAACCAATACTTGGTATTAATATAGATAAATAAATTAACGCCCGGTTAGTTCAATGGTAAAACGAGGGTTTTGTAAACCTTAGTCGTGAGTTCGATTCTCACACTGGGCTCCATACTTGATCTTTTACATTTTACGTCGGTGGTACATTGGCTGTGCAGCAGTCTCCAAAACTGCCTTAGGTAGGTTCGATTCCTACCCGGCGTGCCATAAATAGAATTATAGTAATCGGCAAAACCCTCTCTACAACTGTTCGAAGAGTTGTATGCATGGAACCGGTTCTTCGTAAGTTCATACAAAACTAGAACATAATCAAGGACGCTTGAGGTTTTTAGGACAAAGGAACTTACATTAATTTCCGCAGAGTAGAGAACTGGTATCTCGTCACGCTCATAACGTGAAGGCAGTGGGTTCGATTCCCACCTCTGCCAATTTTTTAGTTGCCACTTCCTTATTCAGGCATTATATTAAAAGAATAAGAATTGATCTTTGATAGTACATTTTGAAATTTGACTAGGCGCAAGTCTTAAAAGCTAAAAGACTCCCGCGATAGGTGATAGCGAAGCATTCGGCCGAGTGAACGTGTAGCCTATAAGATAAATCTCCGTGAAAGCGAATGAGGTTTTCTAGTCATACAAATTAAGTTCCCACGTTGTAGGTATAATCCGTGGGAGAGATACGTTGAGTTGTCTGTTGGTATGTTAGTAGACGTATTTTCATAGGAGGAGCCAAAAACTTACATACAGCTACGATCCCTTGCTTTAATAAACACAGACTGGTCGACGAGCTGGCTCCATGCCGGCACTCGATGAGGAGAGAACAAAATCCGGAACAAAAGCTTTTCAAACACCACAAATTTTCATATAATGCTACCATGATGTCGGTCTCAAGTCCGAGCGATAGGAGATGGCCTCTCCTACGAAACGCAGAGAGAATGAAAACATAGACTGCAGTCTGCCCCTATTACCCTGATCAGGTAGTAGGGGTTTTCTGTGTTCTAGAATGATTAAATAATTATATGCTCGATCCACTGGAAGCTGCTATGGTGGGTTTATTTACTTTAGGTTTTATAACAGCTTATGCTATAATGTATTCTACTAAGTTGGTAACTTTACTTGCAAAGTATTTTAAGGGAATCAAAAAATAATTCTTGAATTCCTTTTCGAGTGCCCATATTATAAAGGGGTAATGAGCACAACAAACACACTAGACAAGTTCGTCGCCAAGAGCAACGATATTCGCCAGACGCTGCAAGGTTATACCCTCGCTCCTCTGGATATTGAGTCCATCGAGAAGAACGGAAATAACTTCTCTTACAATAACAACCGCCTATCCAGTACATCTCTTAAGAGTCTCCTTGGAGTTCTTGGAGTTAAGGATCAGCTCGTTAACGAGATTAAGGATGACAGCTCTCAGTGGGCTCCTCTCCATAATGCTCTTACGAACATTAAGAAGAACAAGCGTGTAACCGCGATTGTTAATAACCACAACAATGAGATTGTTAATCTCTTCGATCGCCCTATCAAGGAAGAGCGTCAGATTGACCTCTCAGCTGGTCTCCGTTATACAGAGGCCTTCTTGAAGGACAACGAGAATAATCTCGAACTTCGTGACTTTAACTTTGATCCTACTAACATTAGTATTGGAATTAACTTCAAGAACCCTGATTCTGATATTGACGTATTCGGAGATGGTCATGATATGTGGAAGGGTGGTTTTGGAATGAACTTCTCTCTCAA